CACTGAAAGGTTTTCAGTCGCAAGAAGTTTTGCAGATAGATCTGATGCTTTCATTTCCATTATTTATTCTCCAAAAGCCAATTCAAGTTCGTGTCTAGTTAGCAGTGCTTCAACTTCAGCACGATTCGCTAATTTTACAGGGAGTATTTGTGCAAAGTCAAGTACATCTTCATACCCATAGTCAGCACACAAACAAGCCAACTCAAAATCATCAAAACCAGACCACATGTTTTCCATAACAATCTCCATAATATATACCGTAATTATTCCCTAAAAAAGAATAAAAGACAAGCATTATTTTACCCTTGTATCTACAAGGGTTTGGAGGTAAGTGTCTACTTACTAAGTTGCAATAACGGAGAAATCATTGCGTTTTTCAAATTTAATAACGGATCTAAACTTATCAAATAACTGGTCACCCTTGTGACTAATAACAAAAATGTTTGCTTTATCACCTAAAGTGTTCATTAGGTTCAAGAAGTAATCTGTTCCAGCTGTATCCAATGATGAGTCAAAAATCTCATCGAGTAATAGTAGGTTTGTATTGACAGAGTTTTTCATCTTAGCAATTTGTCGCCATGTGAATAGAATTGATAAGTCGATACGCATCTTCTCACCTTCAGAGAAACTTGCATAGGTAAAATCATCACGATGTCTTGACTTTACGATCTCATTAAATGCTTCATCAAGTTCGAAGTGGATATAAGCATCCATCGCTTGAAGATATTTGTTAATCAACTTATTCATCACTGGTAGATACTCACGAATAATCGCAGTCTTAATACCAGTGTCTTTCAGAAGAATGCTGGCAACTTCTTCAAGATTGCGTTGTTCTTGTAAAATAGTCTTAGCATTAATCTTTGTGATTGCATCAGTGGCAAGTTCTTTTAACTTAACCTTTTCTTCATCGAGATTTGTTGTATCAGTTTTCGTGCTTTCAACTTCAGCTTGCATTTCTTTAACTTGTTTATTGAGCAAGGTGATTGTTGAGTTTCTTGTAGATAGTTCAATATTCTTATCGGTAATCTTTGATTGGATTTCATTAATCGCAGATAACTTTTGGTTAAGATTGGAGAGGATAGTTTCGAGTTCACCAACTTTTGTGTTTTGTTCCAAGAGTTTTGAATTAAGATCTTCGACAATCCTCGATTTATGTTCCTCTGGGATATTCTGGTCACATGATGGACAAACATCATGCTCGTTAAAGAACTCTGTGTGATGCTCGCAAGTTTCGATTTTCTGAAGTAACTTGGACTTGATTGACTTTGCTTTTTCGATGTCTTCAGTAACATTTTCCTTATCATTGATGCTTGTTTTAAGAGTATCGATCTCCGAAAGGATAAGTTGGATCTCGCTCTCTGTCTGTAAAATTTCAGCATTGTTAGCAGATATTTTGGATAAGATGCTTTCGATGGCTGACGCTTTCGCTTCAGTGATTGTTTTGATAATCGCTTGTTGCGATTCAACCTTATCTTTTGCACTCTTAATTTCATTCTCTGTTCGGCTAATTGCATCTTTAGTTTCCTGTGCCTTTTCTTTCAACAACTGATTCATTGTAGAGAAAATGCGAATATCAAGAATGTCTTCAATCACTTCTCTTCTTTGAGTCGATGGCAATTGCATGAATGGAACGAAAGAAGCAGAACCAAGAATAACTACCTGTGTAAATGTCTTGTAGTTTAATTTAAGAATCTGTTGCTCAAGAACTTTTTGATAATCACGAGATGCAGCATCTTGATTGAGTAAATCACCATCACACCAAATCTCAAACACATTTGGTTTAATACCACGAATAATCTTATATTGTTTATTACCGATATCAAATTCGATTTCAACAGAACAGTTCTTACCATTGATAGAATTAACCAACTGTCCTTTGTTGATATTTCTAAATGGTTTACCAAATAACGAAAAGCACAATGCGTCTAAGATTGTGCTTTTACCTTCACCATTTTTACCAATGATTAAAGTTGTTGTCGATTTGTTTAGTAATACTTTGTTTGGAGAATTACCAGTTGAAAGAAAGTTCTTCCACTGCACACTCTTAAATACAATCATTTACCCTACCCATTTCCAACCAATCAAATGCTTCATTAAAAATTTACGAAGTTTAGATGGTTCTTGTTTTTTACCAATATCCCAACCATTAATTTGTGTAGACCATGTCTGAGATGAATCAGCAACGAATACCATACCAGTATTAAATGGACCATGCGTTCCAGCGATACCTTGAGCACGCAAATAATACTGATGTGGAGAACATTGAGAGAAATCTAAATCCAAAGGGATCTGCTCTGTCAATGGAAAGAAATACTCAATCTCTAATTGTTTCATTATACCACCTCAACATTAACTGCTTCAGTATACAGAGTCCTCATGAAAGTTTTGATTTGTTCTTTATCAACATCCGTTTCAACCGAGTCAATGTAATTAGCAAGTACAGATAGCGTATCCTCAAGGTTAATTTCCTCACCGATCTCGCCATCTTCAAACTCTGATAGATCTTCAATAATTTTGATTTCATAACATCCCTTATTATACAACTTTTGTATAAACTTGTCAAATTTATAAAAGTCAGTTTTGTTTACTACAACTAACTTTACAAATTTTTGATTCAGATCAATTTTATCGAGATCAATGGGGTCTTGCTCTTTGTCGTTGTACTCGATTCTTTCAAACATAGTATTTGTATTTGCAACGAATTCGAGTCGTCTGTCATCGAGATTAAACAGGTGGAATCCTCGAGTGTCTTTGTAATCTTGCCAAGTAAGTTCGTAGGGGTTACCAAGATAGTAGATATGACCATCATCTGAACGATGATGATAATGCCCAGAGAAAACCATATCAAACTTGTTAAATGTTTCTTTAGAAAGTCCTTCATTAGATTGCATTCCTCTATACATGGCAAAACCTGCGATCTCGAAATGTCCCATGCAAATTTCGGCAGTAGTGGTTTCCAACTCATCCAAAGATGCTTGATAGTTCTCTGGACAAATCCAAGGCATCATACAAATGTTAAACCCACCAACATCAATTGTTGTGGGTTTGTCTATGACTTTAATGTTTTTATATTCTCTTAACAATAAGTCTGGTGAATTTACATCATTGGTATTCTTATAGTAAGTGTCATGATTACCAGCAAGCATATGAACAGAAATGCCTCGAGCAGATAATTTGTCAAAGAACATTTCTTTTGCTCGTTGTAATGCGTAGAAATTAACATACTTCCTACGATCAAAAGTATCGCCAAGAATAAGAACAGTGCTAATGCCTTGCTCATCAAGTGTAGGAAAGAAAATGTTATCATAGAATTTTTGAAAGAAGTCTAAGAATGCAATACTATCATTTCGTGCACCAAAGTGTTGGTCAGTTATAATTGCTACCTTCAAATAAAACCTACCTTTCTTTCTTTTGGTTTATGCTGTTGTTCATTAAAAATTTCAGCAATAGAATAAGTGTCTTTAATTTCTGGCAAACCAACATTAAGTTTTTTCGCTAGTTCAGTTGCTTGTCCAAAAGTTAATGCGTCAAATGTAACAATGTCAAAGCATCTTCCTGGACGAACCAATGCAGAATCGATGTCACGAATAGATGGAAGATTGGTAGAGAAAATCATCTTCTTACCTTTGGTTGTAACAAGCCCATCACCCACATTTAAGAAACGATGCATCATTGTGTTACCATCGCTACGAGATTTTAAGAATGCGTCAGAGTCTTCAAGAACCATAACTGATGCATCATCTTCAATGAAGCGAGCAAAGAAACCATCTTTCTCAAGAATGCCTGCATCATATGTTACGATTGCAGAGCAATTACGATGTGCAAGCAGACCACGAATAAATGTAGTCTTACCAGTTCCAGGTGGACCAATGAGTAGAAGAATGTTTGCAGAAGATTCCATATAGCGATCGTAGTAAGATTCTAGTGATTCGCCATCAAGGAATGGATACATTTCTTCAACAGGAAGTCTATCACGATTCAATGGAACATTAACAGAGTTACCATCACCACCATAAATCCACTCAATGTAAGAAGTTACAACAGAGAAATTCTCTTCAACAATTTCAATAATATCATCTGCAAAGTCAGCATCACCAAATGCACGAACAGTTGTTGAGTTTGAGTTTACATCGAACTTGATAAAGTTGTTTGTTTCTTCTTCAACAATAAATCCAGTTGATGAATTAGTTTGAACGAAAAGAAAATCTTTAAAGTTTTCTTCTGCCCACTTCTGCCATGTTTCACGATTGCACAATACAGTTGTTTCTCTTTGAACAGTCGTTATGTTAGCCTTAACACGACGCTCCATAATCTGAGATGTAACTAGATCTTCAAAATCTGATACACCCAAAAATATTTTATTGTCTTCCATAATATCTTTCAAATTAAATTGATTATCAAATGCGTCCCAAGTATATCGTCTAATAAACTTTTCTCTACGCTTTTTTGTTCTTACTTTATGTCTTGTTTTTGCTCGTGCTAGTGCTGGTTGAAAGTTTACAGTGCCATCTTGTAAATCACGAATCAAGTCTCTTATCGATGTGCTCGTCATCTTGTTCACCTATAAAATCATCTAAGTTTACTTCTTTTTTCTTTTTCTTCGCTTTTTTGCGATCCATAAAAGTGTCATCGAAAGTATGATTGTTTTGCATAAAATCTAAGTATGCATTATGAAAGTCTTGTCCTTCATCACCCTCTTGTAATTCAAATGCTTCAAAGGGCATGTCTTGAATTAACTTACCTTTAATATAACTTTGTTTCTTTTCTTTAGCAATCCTACGCAAGAATGCATAGTAGATAATTTGAGTAAAGTATGCAAATGGATTATTAGATTTCGTTGGATCAAAGTTATCAATATACTGAATGCAGTTTTCCACACCATCAAGAATCATATCATCTCGATAGGAGTAGTTTATAAAGTTGGGTTTATAAGATAGATGGGTTGCTATCTTTAGGATGCATTCACCAATGTAGTTACTTACTTGTGGTTTTGGTAAACCATTTTCTTCAGCATACTTGGCTTTCGCTTTCATCTCAACGATTGCAGCTAAAAAGTCTGCGTTATTTACATAGTGAGCCATACATACATCTTCCTCATATTGTTCAAGTTATTCATAAGTATACATCAAAGTTATTGAAAAGACAAATCTTTTTATTGTTACAAATTAGATTTGCTTTTTTATTTGTCTTGCGACATAATTACGGTGTTAGGGTTGATAAGGAAATCAATGTAGTGTATCGTTTCCTTCAACAAAAGTTCTTTCTTCCTCTTTCTCTATCGGTTCACCACCGACAATCTCTTGTAGCATATTGATTCGTTTACGAACTTCTTCTACAGTAAGAGGTTCATCTTCCCAAGAAAGTTCTTCTTTCTTTTCTTGTACTCCCTCTTTTGAAACAAAAGCTAATTTCTCATGCTCTGCTACAATACGACGATAGTGAGGAATGAAAAGATGATGTAACTTTTTGCAGAACATAATATCTTTTTTATGAATCACAAAAACTTTATCATCGGAGAATTGGCAAAGAGGAGATGCAGTGACATGTTCACGACCAGCATCTAATACAGGAATGGTGCGAATGCACATAGGAGTTTCGAGTAATACTCGTTCATCATCTTCTTCATGTAAGACAGCCATCACCTGCTCACCAGATGATAGTTTCAATATAACATATAATTCTGAGCCATCTAACATAAATCCACCTCTACTATTTTAGTTTTAAATTCTTCTTCAGCGTAGGTTTTATATCTTTCTGCTGCATGATTTAGAGTGTGATTCTTCCAAGACTTCCAATGCAAGTCATCTGCTATGTCAAACAGATTACAAGTAGTCTTGCCATCTTTCAGTCTTAATCCACGACCAATACTTTGCAGGTTACGAATCTTGGATTTGCTTGGCGATGCAAAAATGACATTCTCGAGAGACGGTATGTTGATGCCAGTGGAGAATGTGCCAAAACTAGCAATAATAATAGCATCACTTTCACCTTCTGTGATGTGGCGAATAGCCTCACGATCCGTAACATCAGTTCCACCATATACAAAAAATACTTTTCGATTTTCATGTACCTTATCCTTAATTAACTCGTATAGAATCTTTCCATGTTTTTCAACATACTGAAATAGAACAAGTGTGTTTCCTGTCGATTTGATTGCGAGATTACGAATAAACTTGTTTCTTTTATCGCAACCTACAAGCCAATCAATTTCCTCTTGGTATGTATTGTTCTTTCTTTCTTTACGAATCTCTTCTGAGTATTTCAGAATAAGACACATTATATTTAGGTTTGCGAGTTTATTAGAATCCATCAATGCTTTAGTAGTGGTAACTCTATGGATTGGTCCAAAGATACCTTCCAACACTAAACGATGCACTTTTTTATTATCAATAGTTCCAGTGGTTCCAACTCTGTAACGAATTGAATCCATCTTTTCCATAACAGTAGTTAAAGACTTTGCTTTGAATTGGTGTGCTTCATCACCAAAGATAACATCAAACTGTTTGAACCATGCCTTTGGTTGTAGATATACTGATTGCCATGTAGTAATCAAAACATCTTTAGTAAACTCTTTTGTAAATCCACTGTATAATTTTTGGCAGTGTTGTTTTGTTTCCCAACCATTGGCAGAAGAATAATCTTCAAAGTCAGTATACAATTGTTCAACAAGAGATGTTGTTGGCACAATAATGATACACTTACGACCATTATCTAAATGATGACGCATCGTTGTGTAAATGATAAATGATTTACCTGATGCAGTTGGAGATAGTAGAAGTGTTCGTTCTCTATCAAGTGCAGTTTTTACTGCTTCAACTTGATAATCACGAATCTCAATAGGTTTACCATGACCCATTGGATTTAATGATTTGGCATAATCCTCAATCTGTTCATGCGTTATGCCATTAGATGTAGTTATATCTGTTTTGTATGTAAGAGGATAATCGTTTCGTTCACAGAACTGTTGAACATATTCAATAAGACCAATGTAAAGAGTTTTTCTTACTTGGTCATACAAACGAACTTTACCATCCCACAATCGTGCACGATATTGTGGTGTAAATCTTGCACCTGGATATTCATAGGTGAAGAAGTCTGTGAGTTCCTGTTCAATACTAGCATCAGAAAACACACGCATGTAAACTTCATCTAATTTCTCAATAGTTACCATTACATTCCTGCTAAGAATTTCTTCCACTCAACTGCAGTTTTAATCTGCCAGTCTCTGGCTTTAATTTGTTGAAGCACTGATTCAAGAAAATAAACCATTGTTTCAAGATACTTGATTTTGATTTCCATAGTGTTGAGTTCTTCATCACCTTTTAGAAATTCATCCATTTCATTCTTGATTGGTTTGACACCTTGCCATTGATCCCACTGCAGATCTTGTAGTTCTTCACGAGAAAGTTCACCACGATAATAGCGAAACTTATTTTTTCGTAAAAGATTATAGTCTGACGAGAGTTTGGTGTGCTTGAGTTTAACCTGCACAAGCATCTTTACATACTTGGCATGTAGTTTGGGAGTTGCTGTGGAATTTTCACCGAGATAGTTATCATCAATCTCGCAGTCTTTGTCCCACTCTTCTTGCAATTGTTCAATATTCATAATAACCTCACATTTATATAACTGCTATTATACCGCAGTTATTACAAAAAAGCAAATTTGTCTTACAAGAA